GAGAGAGAAGCAAAAGCCATAGCGAGCCTTAAATATGATGAAGCACTTCAGGCCCATATCAAAGCTTTTATTCAATTCAAAGAGCTGGACAATGAAAGAAACCATGAAATGCGAATTATTGATATTTGGCGCACTTTATCAAGCAATCGCAGACAAGGGAATATGTAATGAGTAATGGCAATAATTCTTATTTTGAAAGGGTCGGAGCTGGTAAAAGCTATGGAGAAGTCCTATTTGAGCTTTATTGCCAAGAAAATAATTGTCAATTTCAAAGACTAGGATTTGATGAAAACCAAGGCAATGTACCTAATTTTTGGAGAATTAACTCAGTTTTAAGAAATTTGCCAGATTATGTTATTAATAATTCCAAAGGCAAAACCTTTGTAGTAGCTGTCAAAGGAACTCAAAATTTTAAGAAAAAAGAGTTTGAGTTGTTGCCAAAGATGATGGAAGCCTTTGGTTCACCAGAAGCACCATTGATTTATGCTTTTTGTTTTGAAAATGAAACTTTACCAATCTGGCTTAAACCAAAAGAATTGCTTGAGCTGTACAACCAATCTCAAGATGAGCAATGGCCTGATAAGGTTATTTATAGAAAATTAAATATAAGGAATGAAAATGAAAGACTTCAGTATGCCCTTCTTGACAGCCAAAAGCCTGTTAGACCAGTATTACAAAGCAATGATTTCTCAGAACAAGAATTTGGCTTATAAAATTGCCAATGAACTTGTAGAAACAACTTTAAAGCTAGAAGATGTAGCTCATGACAACTAAAAAAGAAAAGGAAAAATATGCAAAGCTGGCAAGATTGGGCTGCATATTGTGTAGGCAAAATGGAATTCAAACAACCGATACACCAACAGAGCTACACCATTGCAGAAGATTTGGTATGCCTAGACACCTCAGTCCAGTCATTCCCTTGTGTGCCTGGCATCACAGGCTTGGAGATGCCAGTATTCACCTTGCTGGAGCTAAAAAGTTCACTTCTTATTGGGGGTTTAGCCAAGAACAGCTTATTGAGAAAACTAGAGAACTTTTAGATGACCTATTATAAAAAAAGGGTAGATGAGAACCAAAAGCAAATAATTCATACTTTTATTGCTTTAGGAGCTTCTGTCCTTAATCTTTCAAGAGTTGGAGAAGGCTGTCCAGATATTCTGATTGGTTATAAAAAACATAGTGTCCTTTGTGAAATAAAGAAAGATAGCAAGTCAACTTTTACTGATTCACAGGTCAAATTCATGCAAGAATGGAGGGGTGGAGCAGTCAGCCGAATAGATTCTGTTGATGCTGCTATTCGCTTAATTAAAATGCTTGACATGGATAATCAATAAGGCAAAATGTTAAAACTAGAATATTTCTAGTCTTTTTGATCAAAAGGAAAACAAAATGGCAATGGGCAAAACAAGCAATCCAAACTCTACAGCAGGTATCCCTGCTAAGGGTGTAGTAGTTCCTAAAGGTGCAAGCAAGGCAGATATGTCTGGTGAGCGCATGGAAAAGTCGCATCGTGGCGGTGTTGCAATGGGTAAAGAAGATGCTATTGGCTCTGACAAAGAGTTCAATACAGGCCGTACTAGCGGTATCTGCTATGACCATAAGCGCACAACTTATGCGATGGAAGATAAGTATGAGAAAAAGAACTAAATAGAAAAGCGATAAAGGGGGAAGCCTCACTTACTTCCCCCTTATCTGACCAACAATGTAAATCGGAGATACAAAGTGGCTACCGAAACTATACTGACTAAAGAATTACTTCACAATTTATTTAATTATTGTGATGGTATTCTTTATTGGAAAAAAAGAAATGGTAATAAAGCTGGCACTAATGGTGGCAGATACCTTCAAACAGCAGTAAATAAAAAGCTTTATGGTAACCATAGGCTTATTTTTATGATGTTTCATGGCTATATGCCTGAAGTTGTAGACCATATAGATGGAAATGCTTACAACAATTCAATAGAAAACCTTAGAGAAGCCACTTATGCTCAAAATTGTCTTAATTCAAAATTAAGAAAAGATAGCAAAACTGGCGCAAAAGGTGTTACAAAATCAGGAAATAAATACCGAACAGTTTTATCTCTTGGAAGCTTTGATACTATAGAATTAGCCAAAAATGCTGTAATAGAAGCTAGAAATAGGTATCATGGGGAGTATGCAAACCATGGATAGTTGCCAATCTTGCAGATTTTTTTTTGTTGGTGAAAGAATGGGAATCTGTAAAAGGTTCCCTACTTCTGTTAATAAATCGACTGAAGACTGGTGTGGAGAGTGGGATTACCCTAAAAACCATGTAATTGAGGCCATCACCTCTGGATTGACTGTTACTTTTAGCGAAGAACAACCAAAAAAGAAACCAGGAAGGCCAAGAAAACCATGAAATTAAAGCCATTGCTAGACAAAATTGTAGTTAAACCTGATGTGCGAGAGCTTTCTAGCATTATTTATGTTGACAACAAAGAAGTGGAAAATATGGGAACTGTCATCGCTGTAGGTCCTGGCAAGAAATTGCCTAATGGTCGCAGAGAAGATATGCCTATAGAAGTAGGAGCTAGAGTCAGATTCGGAACTATGAATGATGACAAAGGTGAGGAATACTTAAAATACTTCCCTTATGTTGAAGATGGGGTTAAGTACCTAGTCATGAGTTGGCAAGATATTTGTTTTCAGGAAGATGCAAATGTTTAAATGGTTAATAAACTGGTTTAAGTCTGAAGCGCAAGGCTATGAAAAGCAAAAGTCTATGACCCCTGATGAAATCCTTGCTTCATGGGCTACATTCAATAAAGAACCAGCAGTAAAAGTCAAACCAATCCTTAAAAAAGCCACAACTAGGAGCAAAACCATGCCATTAGTGAAATCAGCCAAACCAGCAGCATTTAAAAAGAATATTGCCACTTCTGTGAAAGAGGGCAAACCTGTCAAACAGGCAGTCGCTATAAGCTATGCGGTTAAAAAAGAAGCAACAAAAACAAAATCTAAGAAAAAATGACAAAAAATCATAAATTTTCTAATAATGGGACATTGAGTGCTACAAAAAAGCACAATCAATTATCCTATGATGCTAGGAAAAAGTATGGATTGTCATTAGAAGAAGTTAAATATTTAAGAAATCAGCCTTGTGAAATTTGCGGGGTAAAAGCCAAAAAAATGTGCATTGACCATAAAATTCCAAAAACTTATAGAGGTGTTTTATGCCAACAATGCAACACAAGACTTGGATGGTTAGAAAAGCATTTAGATACTATTCTTGAATATAAAGAAAGAGGCCCTCAAAATGATGATTTTTTTAAAGACCTCTATTAACTTAAAACAAATAACTATTAACTTAAAGGAAAAAAATAATGGACATTAAATCAATTAAAGTAGATTTCAGCCATACAACTGCTGAATTAGAGCTAATCCTTGCTGGTCTAAGAAAGCTCCCTATGGAGTTGGTTCAGAAACTGCATGATGAGATTATCCTAAAAGCTAATGCACAAGTAGCAGCTCAAGTAGCTCAACCAGTAGGACCAGAGGCTGCACCTGTAGATGCAGAACTAAATGTCCAATAATCCAAATACCTATCTTCCTTATCCAGTACCTCAATCCATAGAGGAAGTCCAAGCCGATATGAGTCAACTCATGTATCAGCCAGGAGTCCCACAAGAACTGCAAGATCAGTATACAAACCTCATTAATAGTCCTACTATTCAAGCTGATATAGACCAAGCAGAGGCTAATTCTGACAGTATGACTAATGAGTGATACAGTTTAGCTATGGATAATCTAATTTTCATAGTAAAAGGCTAAGATAATCATGACCTTAGAAAAACATACAGAAGAATCAAAGGCTAAGATAGCTGAAGGCATGAAGGGCAACCAAAATGCTAAGAAGAAACCTTTCACAGAGCAGATGAAAAGATTCATCATGGCTAATCCTCAGAAGATGGAGAAGATCATCGAGGGATTGTTTAAGGAAGCAGAAGGAGGCAGCATCCCTGCATTGAATATGATTATGGATAGGGTAGAAGGAAAGCCTATTCAATCTCAAGAGATAAGTGGTCCTGATGGTGCAGAGCTAGTAAAGGGCATTGGATTCATGTTTGTAGATGGCAATGTCAAGCCAGAGTGATACAACAGGCTTTATTTGGCCTCAGTTCCCTAAGAAGCTAAAGTGCTTAGTTGAGCCAGAGCATAGTCGATACCGAGTGCTTCATGGCGGTAGAGGGGGCGGAAAATCTCACTCGGTAGCCAGGATGCTTCTCTGCAAGGGAGTATTAAAGACAATCAGAGTCTTATGCGCCAGGGAGTTCCAGACTTCTATTAAAGATTCAGTCCATAAGCTCCTAGTAGACCAAATCTATGACATGAAGCTAGAAGCCCATTATGAGATAACCCAAAGCACTATTAGGGGTAAGAATGGGACAGAGTTCATCTTTGCTGGTATCAAGAACAACATCAATGGTCTAAAAAGTATCGAGGGAATAGATTACTGTTGGTGCGAGGAGGCAAACAATATCTCCAAGCTATCTTGGGATATTCTCATTCCTACCATTCGCAAAGAAAACTCAGAGATATGGATTACCTTCAATCCAGAATTGCCTACTGATGAAACCTATAAGCGGTTCATCNTNAATCCTCCTGANAATGCTGTAGTGCAAAAGGTGAACTGGAATGACAATCCTTGGTTCCCTGCTGTTCTAGACCTTGAGAGGCAGTCCTTAATGAATAGGGACTTTGAGGCTTATCAGAATGTCTGGGAAGGCTTTACAAGGTCAACCATTGATGGAGCTGTATTCGCTAGAGAAATGCAAAGGGCTGAAGGTGAGGGTAGGATTACTAATGTCCCCTATGACCCAGTTAAGCCAGTCTTGGCTGTATTTGATATTGGGTGGGCAGATGCAACAGCTATTTGGTTTGTACAGTTTATAGGTATGGAAACTAGGCTTATTCGGTACTATGAAACCACTCAAACTACTATCAGCGAGATATTGGCTAAGATGCAAACCTTTGGCTATGTCTATGAAACCTTGTATTTGCCTCATGATGCTCAAAACAGAACCATACAATCTAATGGTAGAAGCCTTGAGGAGATAGTCAGAGCCTCTGGATACAATGTCCGAATCATTGAAAGAACTCCTATTGCAGACTCTATTAATGCTGCCAGGACNATNTTTAACTCATGCTATTTTGATAAGACCAATACTGTTGCAGGATTAGACTGCTTGCGACATTATCGGTATGATGTAGACCCAGATACTAAGCAATTTAGTCAAAAACCAGTTCATGACAATTATTCGCATGGAGCTGATGCTTTTAGGTATATTGGACTCATGGTCCAAGAGAAGAAAGTAGTCAAAAGAAAACCAATCAATTATGATGTTACAAGCTGGATGAGCTAACAGGAAAACATTATGGTAATGAATGTACAGAGCAATGGTGGTGTTTACTCTACCGAATATGGCGATGACTATGAATCAGGAGTAATCGAGGAAGCTAAAGAGTTTCTGCGCTTTTGCTCTGATAATGATTCAAATAACCGAGTTGAAGCCTTAGATGACCTTAAATTCGCGGGTGGTGACCAATGGCCTGTAGAGATTCAGAACTCTAGGCTACTTGAATCTAGACCTTATCTGACCATTAACAAGATTGATGCTTATTGCCGACAGATTACTAACCAACAAAGACAGCAAAGACCTAGGATGAAGGCTCATGGTATGAATACCGAGTCTGATGAAAAGGTAGCAGAAGTCATTACTGGCATCCTAAGACATATTGAAAACCAATCAGATGCAGACTCAGCCTATGACAATGCCTTTGATTTTGCAGTTCGCATGGGATGGGGATATTGGAGAGTAGTTCATGACTATCCAAGTCCTGATTCTATGGACCAAGAAATCTATATTAAGCGCATTGAAAACCCATTTATGGTCTATTTTGACCCTAATTCGACTCAGCCTGATGGCTCTGATGCAGAAAAATGCTTGATTACTGAAGTCATTAGCAAAGAAGTATTTCGCAAGATGTATCCTGGTGCTGATGATGGAGCAGGGTTTACCCCAAGAGGCACAGGAGATTCCCAGTCAGAATGGATTACTAAAGAAGATATTCGAGTAGCAGAGTTTTTTTATACAGAACATACTCGGATGAAACTATTGCTTTTATCTGATGGCACTACTTGCTATGAAGATGAAAAGCCTAAAGAAACTGTCATGCAAGATGCTGGCATTTATGTAGTTTCTAAGCGAGAAACCATTAAAAANCAGATTAAATGGTGCAAATTGACAGGAATGGAANTTCTTGAGCAAAANGATTGGGTCGGTAAATACATNCCAGTTATTCCTGCTTATGGTCAGCAGCTTATTGTTGATAGCAAAAAGAAAAAGTTTGGCCTTACTCGAATGGCTAAAGACCCACAAAGAATGTACAACTTCTGGTCAACTGCCCTTACTGAATCAGTTGCTCTTGCTCCTAAAGCTAAGTTTTTGCTTGCTGAAGGTCAAGATGAAGGTCATGAAATGGAGTGGAATACTGCCAATATTAAGTCTATGCCTGTATTGCGCTATAAGCAAAAAGACTCAGAAGGAATGATGGCTCCTGTTCCTACAAGGATTCAGCCTGAACCTCCTCCTACTGGTATGGTTACTGCATTGCAAGGCTTAAACAGCGATTTAATGGCTGTAGTGGGCATTTATGACCCTTCTATGCTTCCTCAAGGCAATCAGTCTGGCAAAGCCATTAATGGTCAACAACAACAGACCGACATGACTAACTTTCACTACTATGACAACCTGACTAGATCAATTCGTCAATGTGGTCGCATCTGCTTAGACTTGATTCCTCATATCTATGACAAAGAGCGAGTAATGAGAATTATTGGAGCTGATGGTAAAGGTGAGCTAATTACTATTAACCAAAAAGCCCAAGATGAACAAGGTGTAGAAAAAGTTTTAAATGATGTAACTGTAGGTCAATATGACATTGTGATGGAAACTGGTCCAGGCTATGCTTCTAAGCGACAAGAAGCAGTAGATTCTATGATGACTCTATTGACTGCTGACCCAGGNTTAATGCAACAAGCTGGTGACTTAATCTTTAGAAATATGGACTTCCCTGGTGCTGAAATTGTGGCTGACCGATTGGCTGCTGCTAACCCATTGGCTCAAATTGATGAAAAAACTGATATTCCACCTCAAGTCCAGATGCAACTCAAGCAGTCACAGATGACTATTCAGCAGTTGCAACAACAGATTCAACAAATGACTTTAGATATGAAGTATGGTGCTTCTGTTGCACAGCAACAAGAAGAAGCAATGACTCAGCGCAAGCAAATGGAATTGCAAGCTAAGATGCAAGATACTCAAATTAAGACTGATACTCAAGCGCATGACACAGTTATTAAAACTGAAACTCAGAAAGAAATTGAGCAAATGAAGGCTCAATTAGCTCTTTTATTGGCTAGAATGGATTTGCGGTCAGAAAAAGCAGCTATGGATGAAGCAATCGAAAGGGGTATCTAATGGTAGCCGAAGTAGTAACTTCAGAAAACCGAGATGCTTATATGAAGCAAAAGCTTGGTATTGAAGATAAAAAAGAAGAATTAATTCCTGTTTATCATGGTACTGGTGAAAAAGAAGCAAAACATATTGAAAAACATGGATTTGATACAGATAAGTCTGCTGATGGCACTATTTGGATGACTACCGACCCTAAAATTGGTAATGTAGCTGCAACAGGCAAAGGTGGTGTAGTAAAAAGATTTATTGATAAATCTAAAATGAAATTAGCTGGATGGGATGAAGCTGATAAATATGGTACTGATGAGCTTATAAACAAAGGTTATCATGGTGTTGAATATACAAAAGCCAATGAAAAAGGCCATACTCATTATCAAATTTATCATCCTAAAATGTTAAAGAAGTAACTTAATCGGAGAAGAAAATGGCAACAATCACAGGCGATAATGCACTTGAATGGAAAATGAAAGAAATGGCTCGCAGAGCTGGTAAAAAGTATGAACCAGAGTCTACAAACCCTTTTCAAGGAATGGACAAAAAAGCTTTAAAAGAGCAAAAGTCATTTATTAAATCTGCTTTAAAAGAAACTAAAAAATCTGAAAAAGCAGAATAAATAGACAATAATTAAATTTAGTAGTATTTTTAACTTAAATTGGAGCTTGAGAAATCATGGCCGATGTAAAAGAAGCAAGTAGTGTAGTAACAAATGAAAATGCAACAACCTTTTATGCAGAAAGATTAGGTTTAGCTGATTCGGTAGAGCCAACTGAGGCTGAGTCTGTAAAGAAAGACCCAGAGCCAGAGCAAACTGAGCAGAGTGAACCAGAAGCTAAGGAAGAAGCTAAGGAAACAGAGAAATCTGAGAAGTCGAAAGAAAAGCTTAATAAGCGATTTGATAAGGTTAGTAAGCGAGCTCAGGAAGCTGAAGCTGCTGCTGCTGAACTTAGAGAAAAGCTAAAGGGATATGAAGCACAGGGAACTCAACCACAGACTGAAGCAAAAGTGTCTGTTGAAGGGAAACCTCAAGCAAGCCAGTTTAATGATGCCTTTGAATATGCAGAGGCTTTAGCAGAGTGGAGTGCCGAAAATGCTTTAAAGCAAAGGGATGCAGAGGTAGCTAATCAAAAAGCTCAAGAAGAAAGAGCCAAAGCTAATGAAGCTTGGAACAAGAAACTTGAAAAAGCAAAGGAAGCAATTCCTGATTTTGATAGGATGGTTAAGTCTAGTAATGTCATTGTTTCTGATGAAATTCGAGATTCCATCTTAGAAAGTGATGTAGGACCACAAATCCTATATCTATTAGCAACTGATGAAGAATTTGCTGATAAGTTGACAAAAATGCCAACTATCAAANCCCTTAGAGAATTAGGCAAACTGGAGGCTAAGTTTGAAGCCGAGGATAAACCCAAAGCTAAAAGCGATAAGAAAGAAGCTGTTTCAAGAAGTACAGCACCTAGCCCTATTAGGCCTTTGACTGGTGGTAAAGCTGGTGCAGATGTATTAATGGACTCCAATGGTGAGTTTCATGGTACTTATGCACAATGGAAAGCTGCCAGGCAGTCTGGTAAGGTTAGATAAACCTAATTTTTTTGGAGATTTAAAATGTCAAATACCTTACTTACAATCAGTAAGATTACCAATGAGGCCTTAATGGTCCTCGAAAATGAATTAACTTTTACTTCTGAAGTAGATCGCAACTATGATGATCAGTTCGCTGTAGTTGGTGCGAAAATTGGCGCAACAGTCAATGTCCGTAGACCAGGTCGCTTTATCGGTACAACNGGNCCNGCATTAAATGTGGAAGACTTGAATGAAACTTCAGTACCAGTAACATTGTCAACTCAGTTCCATGTGGATACACAATTTACTACTCAAGACTTAGCTTTGTCTTTGGATATGTTCTCTGATCGCATCCTCAAGCCAGCAGTTGCTGCTATTGCCAACAAAATTGACTTTGATGGTACTACTACAGCAGCTTTGAATACAGCTAACATTGTAGGTACAGCAGGTACACCTCCAACTGGCTTGTATACATACTTGTCAGCTCAAGCTTACCTAGACTCTGAAGGTGCTCCTCGCGATGGTCGCAGAAGCTGTATTGTTGAGCCATTCACTTCAGCTACTATTGTTGATAGCTTAAAAGGCTTGTTTGTTCCTAATGACAAGATTGGTATGCAGTATGAAAAGGGCTTGATGGGCCGAGATTCTGGCGGTATGAACTGGAAACTCGATCAAAACATTGTGTCCCAAACTTTTGGTAACTTTAGTTCTTCTACTGTTACTGCTTCTGTTGCTACTACAACTGCTACTGGTTTCTTGACCTCTGGTTGGGCTTCACAATCCACAATTACTTTGACTGCTGCTAATACAGGCACAATCAACTTAAATGCTGGTGATACATTCCAAATCGCTGGTGTGTATGCAGTTAACCCACAGAATCGTCAGGCTTATGGCACAAACAAACTGCGCAGCTTTGTAGTTAAATCTGCTGTTTCAGTTGCTTCTGGTTCTTCTGTTTCTGTTACTGTTTCTCCTGCTGTTATTTCAGGTGGTCAGTTCCAGAATGTGTCAATTCCTACTGCTTCTGCAACTGCTGCTGTTACATTCTTTGCATCACAATACAATGCAAGTGGTTCTGGTGTAGTTTCACCACAAAACATTGTTATGCATCGCAATGCTTTCACAATGGCTATGGCTGACTTAGAGTTGCCTGAAGGTGTTCATTTTGCTGGTCGAGCTTCTGATAAAGAAATCGGTCTATCAATGCGAGTCGTTCGCCAATACACAATTAACAACGATAGTATTCCTACTCGAGTTGATGTGCTTTATGGTTGGGCTCCTTTGTATCCAGAACTTGCTTGCCGAGTTGCAGCTTAATAATTGCAGGGGATAAAACCCCTGCTTTTTAAACATATTTAAGGAATAAAATCATGAGTAATCCAGGACCAGCAGTAACTAATACCACTCACCCATCGAACCTAAACAGCCAACAGGCTTTGCGAGTTCTAGCGGTGTTGAAAGGTGTTTCCACAGCAGCAGCAGCAGACTTTGCTGTTCAAATTAACAACAGCGCACTTTATGTTCCTGTTTCAGTTGTTGTAGCTAATGCTAACAATGCTGGAGCAACACAATCTGTAGCTTCTGTAAATTTGGGTGTTTATACAGCAGTTAATAAAGGTGGTACAACAAGTATTTTGACAGCAGCAGCTTTGACTAGCCAAACTACTCCATCTTATGTAACTATCTCAGCAGCTTCTAACCCTAATACAGCGCAGTCAGCTCAAACTATTTATGTAAATATTTCAACAGCTTTTGCAACTGCAACTGTTGATGTGTATGTATATGGATATGATTTAAGCCCAGGCGCATACTAAGAAATACCATGAAGTAAAAGGAAAAGGCCATGCCCAAAAAGTGTGGCTTTTTTTCTTGAATAACATATAATTGATTTACCTTATTTAAAGGAAAAAACCATGCCATCTACTACTATTGCTCGTGGAAATGCATTAAGCACTTTCTACATTTCAGCTCCACTTACTCCTACAGCAATTTCAGGAACTTCTTCAACTCAGACTTA